ACTGAATTAGTATAAGTTTTTGGAACATTTACCCAATTTCCAGTAACTGAATCTTTATAGTCACTACCGCCAACTACATTAGTAGTATATGTGATAGATTCTGGATGGATTTTAAAAGTATCTGAATCACAGGTAGTAATTTCTTTCCACCAATCTGGTTTGTATGTCCAATCTGATGTTATAGTCCAATTACTCCTAGAACAATCACATTGTCTTACCCAAGGCGCATTAATGCGGCCGCAGCGAGGGCATTCCCAGCCCTGTTCTGCTTTATAAGTCTACCACTAAGAAGCTGTGGTAGATGTACTTGTGCCAGTGGTTGAATCTCCAACCTAAACTTTATCTGTTGTTTTCATATTTACCTCCAATCTGATATAAAATCATTATGTTCATTAAACTCATTTTCATGTTCTTTAATAAAAGCAATAGCATCGTCAATATTACTAACAAGAATACCACCTTGTTTAATTAGACCAGTAACATATAGATTTTGATAACTATATTGCTGTTCACCAAGTGAGGCGGCACCGCCCTTATCTTTTGCTTCACTATGCGTTAGAAACATTTGCCTATTGTCAGTACAAATACCAACAATATACTTATGGTCGCCGCGTTCAATCTTTTCGTGGAACTTGCCAATTTCCGCGCAAGTCCCTGCGGGAAGGACGTCACCATCTATACAAGCCACAAGAATATCAGTTTTATTTAGGCGAATGTTATCTCCATTAGCTATCTCCTGAGAACCTGCAAACTTTTTCTTTCCCTCAACTCCATTAATATCTGTATTTTCAACAGGGGAATATAGATCCACTCTAGGAATAGCATCACGTATCTTTGCAGCCCACTCTGTATTTCTTAGTAAATCTCCATAAGTAAAGATTGGGCCAGCCAAGTAAATTCTCATATTACTTTGCCTCCTTATGCGTCAAATCCCATAAAATATCATACATCTCTAGCTTAAAACCTTCAGGCTGCTGCTCAAGTGGTAGCATCCACCAAGCTAAACCTGCATCGGGATGACGATTAAAATACTCATCAATCATATCATTATAAATTGTACGTTGCTCTGACATATTAGCATCTCTCCTTATCATAATTAGTAATTATTACTTCAATAGTTGGTTCATTAGTTTTTATTTTATTATATACAGCTTTTGAATAGTCTGTATAAATATCATATACATAATATTGTTCAGCCCATTCAATTAAAGCTGCATTTTCTTGTCCTTTATGAGCTACAATATTAGACATAGCCCATTTTAATCCTTGTTCATTGGCACGATCTAAAAAGGCATATAAATCTAAATCATCCTATAATTCCCATCGTTCATTTACTAGTTTTGAGCCAGTGTTATACTATGCGGCAGAGATTAAATATGGCGGATCTATATATAAGAAATCATTTGGATCTGTAAATTTACTAATATCAAAATCTCGAAAATTCTCTGAAGTAAAATTAATATTCTAAATTGCAGCGTGCATCGCGCGAGTATTAGCACGCTAGTTTAAATTAAAATCAGAGTGATTCCAACCAAAACTAGAATTTAATTCTTTATTTGTATTAAAACTAATTTTATTATTAAATGAAAAACGTGATAATGTAAATAAATCAAGAGGGGTTCGATAATTTTCATTAGTATTATACAATTCTCTATACTATAAAAAACCCTCTGAATTTTGCCGTGATAAAGAAAATTCTTTAATACGCTGGTCTATAAATGATAATACTTCTTCAATAGAATGTTGCTGAAAACTTTTATATATATTAATTATATTAGTGTTAATATCATTAGCATATTTTGTAATAGCCGGTGTATTAATAGATACATCAGTACCGCCACAAAATAAATCTATAAAATTATTAATAGATTTTGGAAATATTTCATGTAACTATTTTAAATATTTATATTTATTACCGACATAATTCATAGGGCTTTTAATATAAGTAATTTTATTCTTCTTCACTATCATCATCTGCCAATAGCATATCTATAGTATCAGCAAAAGTCGATCCACGATTTTTACTCTCTGCTACAGGTTTTGCTCTAAAATAAGTATTATAAATATAACTTTTTACCATTGCAAACATACTAGATGAAGTATCACGTGGATGTGCCTCAATATATGCTTTTAATTGTTTTTTATCTTCTTTGGGTAGCTTAGGAATAAATTCTTCTAGATATTCACGAGTAATATCATTAAATTTCATTTGTTCCATATAAATATATACCTCCATTACCTTTTTTTATATTATACCATAGAATTTAAAAAAAGTCAAATAAAAAAAGGGCGCTTGCGCGCCCAATTTTATGCATAAGCCCATTTAAAACCATAGGCTTGTTTTCTATTACCTTTACAGACGGCAACAATATTAGATGCATTTGATGCTTTTCCTAATGCTCTATTTGCTTCGGCAATACTATCATAAGTACAAATAAAATTTCCGTCTAAATCGTATTGATTGACTGCTTTTTTATCGGTTTTATTTTTTATAGCATTTAGGTTTCCATGCTCATGCCTTTCTTCTAGGCTAACATTATAACGTTCAAGAGCTTTTCTTATTGTATCTCTAGAACAATTGAGTATACTCATAATTTCTTCATAAGTTTTATATTCTTTCCATAAAGAATAAATCAAATTATCATCAAACTAATGATTCTACATTTTGGCTTTTTCACTGCGTCTGGCTAACCTTGCTTCTTTAGTGATGTCGTGTGAATCTAAATATAATCTAATAGTTTGCATATCATAATGCAATATAGATTTTATTTCTGTCTATGTTTTTCCTTCCTACCATAATAATAATATTCGTTCATCTTCACATTTATTGACAATACCGCCACCATAACCAATATTATATCCTTTATTGGGATTTCTGCTATCATATAATTCAATATAATAAATTTCTAATTGATTAGCTTCTTCTAAAGATGAAATATTATCTACTAAAATTTCCGTCGTTACATTTTCCCATCCATATTTCTAAATAGCTTTTGCTATCAAAGGACAAGCATTATAACCCGCACCATTTTCAAATCGTTTAGATAAACGCGTTTTAGTTTGTCCAATATATACTTTCCCATTAGGAAACGTATGTTTATATATTTTCCACATACAATATCACTCCTTACTAGTGAAAATTAGGGCTTGTAGAGTAAGGCTACATTATCTCAAAGGCCAATTACCTCCTTCGCTACCCCTATTATTATTATACTATAATAATATCAAAAAGTCAAATATTAGATTGGCGGCCGAATTTTATTACAAAGTTCAGCTACTTTGCCTCTTTCAGATTTTATAAGTTTTACCATTCCAAATAGCGGGTCTCCCGCTAATGCATGAATCATAGCCTTAATACCATTATTCTTTTCAAATTTCTTATGGTCTATCTAAGCTACATCGCCGCAGAAAATCAATTCGCTATCTTTTTCAATACGACTCATCAAGAATGTTACTAGTTTATCTGTCATATTCTCACATTCATCGCATAACACAATAGAATTAACTATTGAACGTCCGCGCATGTGGGATAGGGGATAAATTTCAATAACATCATCATCTATCAACTAATCAAGCATTTCTTGTCCACCTAAATGGTCTGCAAGCGGAGCGCCCCAAATAGACATCTTATCACGTAAATCTCCAGGTAAGAAACCAATATCATTAGTATCTGCTACTACAATATTATTTCTTACGAAAATTAATTTAGCATACGTGCCTTTATGTATTTGCTCTAATGCATATGATAATGCTAATAGTGTTTTTCCGCTGCCCCACGCGCTCGTGAGTAATTTAACTTTTATATCTTGATTTTGTAATAAATGAAAAGCCATTTTTTGCTCGATATTACGTGGTTTGATAATTTCTTCTAAATAAGGATTACGTATATCTTTATACTTTAATGGCTTATATTCCTTACCTGTCCAAAACAAAATATCTTTTAATTCAGAACCTTCATAAATCTTACAAAACTCATTAGTTCTTGCTTTTAAGATATTCATTTGTGGATCTTGATATAAAATAGTCATTTCTTTTTCATTCGGCCAATATTTACTCCAACCGGCCCATTCTTCTTGTGGCTATTCATCTTTTATTTCAGTAGAATAAACAGCTTCAAGATGTGGCATACGCTGTGCGAATAGGTATTGTGTTGCATCATTAGTATAAAAAGTAATATTCTTTCTCTACTCTATCGCAGCAAGTTCGGCCGCGCATAAGATACGGTGGTCATTTATATTGCTTAGAAAATTATATTTCTTTAATAGTTTATCAATTTTCCTATTATTATCAATAACGACTTCAAACTTTTTCGTAGCTAAAATATTTCGTACTGCTTCTCGTGCGAAAAATTTAAGTTTCTCATTATCCGAAGAAGTTTTAATATGTTCTAGTTCAGATAAAGTAAGAGGACTAATAGCCACAGTTCCTACTTGGTCTAATAGTCCTTCATTATGTAAAATAGCTGATGTATCAGCCCAACGAGTTATCATGCTATCACTCCTCTTGCCCGATAATTTCATCCATTAGGTTCTTTTCCTTCATTTCTTGCGCGAACAGGAACCATTGATGACGAGCATGAGTTTGATATTCTTCTTCAGTAATATTTGTGTTATTTAGGAAAAATTGACCAATCTATTTATCTACTTCATTATTAAATGCCATAATATCATTTGCTGTTTTAGCTTCAGCGGCGGTAAGTGCTACATATCCATCATGAATAAGGCAATAAGAACAAGGATAACACTTACGTATGACATTTTCATTTTTACCACCAGCCGCGAGCAGGACAGTTGCCATAGAACAGGCATATCCTAATACAATGATATTTAGCGGCTTAGAATACTAAGCAATATAATGCGCTAGGAAAAAGCCATCAGATACTGAACCGCCACCACTATTAAGTATGAGAGTTACCGGCTCCATAGAATCATCTTCTTCAAATGCTTTTAAAGGTAAATAGACATATTCAACAATATGTTCAGTAATATCATCATTCAGTAAAATTGTACGATGATGAAATAACTGATTATAATACTAATACATTGTCGGACTTAATTCAGTTGCATTAAGTTTTTCCCAAATCCCAGAAAGTAGTTCTTCTAATTCCATAAGAACCTCCTACAGCATAAACATTGTTTATGCTTAATCAAATATTTTCGCTAAAGTGCAATCCTCTTTTAATAAATCGCCTTCTCTAATTCGCTTTAAAAGCGGATGGCGAATAGAGATACCATTTCCTTCAGAGTCTGCTTTAGCTGATGAAACCATCATGCCGCCAATAGTAACAGGGCAACCAATCCATCTATTAGGATCATCGCGCAAAGAAGTCTTAAACTCTTCTGTAATACCAGAGACTTTGCATAATGGTATTTCATTTCCTTTTCTATCTAAAATGCTTACTTGGATTGCTGCGGGCCAATTATTAAAATAATTCTTTGTAACAGGTATATATGTACCGCCATGTTGATATTCACCAAAATATGAGCCAACAACTTTTTCTCCAGTGCGTTGATTTTCCCAAAGCTGCCAAGTACCTAAGTCCTTGCCAGTATACATTTTTTCTCCGGGGACTATACCTGTAATAAAAGCATCAATTTCAGAAGAAATTTCTTGCTTTACTTTAACTGTATCCCACGCGTGCGGCCCACGTTTTCCTGGCACATACAGAGAATCTTTTCTATAACATACTGCGCCTTCTCCTCCCGCCGCGAAGATTTCACCCATTTTATCAAAGAACGAATCATCCATTTCATAATACGTTACTCCTTCAACCAATGAGGAATTGATACGTTTTACTACTTCTGGAATTAGTTTTATTCGATCTTCAAACTTTGTGTTCATATAATCTTTTCCATCAAGTGCCAGCACGTCGAATATACGCCATCTTAATGGATTATCTTTTTGCCGCGCGAGGGCTTTGGAGGATAAACATCTAAGTATTGCGCCTGTATCTTTATCTATTCCGCCAGGTAAATAAGTTTCACCAAGAATTACAGTTGTATCTGTAAATGGCTTTACTACATCTTCCCAAAAAAGAACCTTATCTTGTACTTCACCATAAGTACCAGTTCCTTTAGAAATCCCGCGTGTTTGTAATAGCTTTTGAGTAGGAGAAATTATAGCTCTTGTCCAATTGCCATCAGTTTTTAATCCAAAAAGATATTCTCCCGATTCCGCAAGCTGTTCTAACTTATTACGACGCGCCTCCGGAGTAGTGGTCGCGGGCATAGACCAATATTTCATCGGTTCTGAAGTAGCATAATCTATCATATTTATCTCCTTATATAAATTTTAGATCTTTTAGAATGGTTTCTGCACTCTCTCTTAATAAATCTAATCCCTCATCATTGTGTATAACATAATCAAAAGCGAATTTATCTAATGAGGTTTCACTTGGGTGTTTAAGTTGGTCTTCTGTTAAAGCAGGATTAACCCAAGGAGTACCATCACTATTTTTACGCTCAATACGTACACTAACACAATTTTTTAAGTTCTCTAAAGCAATATTTACTTCATTTTCAAATCTGGCGTCTGGAATAATTGCAACGTCAAAATTGCTATATGGCTCAAGTGCTTGAATTAAACCAACAACAATTCCTGTCCAATATCCGGGATGTGTGGCGCGAACAATGTTTGTTCCTACCTGTTGTAATAATGTGCGGCCAACTTCATCTTTCTTTCCGTCCCAATCAAAGTAATCTCTAAGAATCCATTTGAGTGCGTCAGCAAAATGAATAATTAAAGTTTTCTTACCATGTTTGGCTAACTCTTCTTTCATAAAAGTAGCAACCTTATCTTTTCCGCTACCAGATTTACCACTTAAAATAATAGTTCCTTTCATTCTTTCATCAGCTCCATTTGCATATTAAAGTAGAA